TTCAGGCCGACGCAGGGGACGTCGTTCAGGATGTTTGTGGTGCCCGCAGCCCATATGGGTTTCTCCGGGGCGTCGGTAGCCGAACACGACATGACAATCAGATCCCCGAGCTTGAGGGGATACTTCTCCATGTCGGAGAGCCGGGTGTCGAGCATGAACTGGAGCTGGAACCCGCTGCGCCCATACGAGAGTTCGCGTTCGAGGAGGTCGTCGTCCGAGAACCTGCGCGGGTCCGTGGTGCGCCCGACAAGGGTAGGGGAGTCTTCAAGTCGCTTGAGGATGAATGGGGCCAGCCGTTCGCTGCCGTAGTTGATGATCTGGTCATCTGACGGATACCGTGCGGGCCATACGCGGACGGCATACCCACGGTCGGGAAGCTGGTTGTAGAGGGATTGTTCGGTCTGCGGGGTGCCGAGATACGTGATGGTGCCGCCGGGTTTCAGGATGGCGTCGAACTCTTTGACCGCTTCCGAGAGCTTGTCCCGCATGGATTGGGTGAAGCTGTTGTTCGGTACCTCGACGTCATCGCTGATGATCTCGTCGGCGCGTCCGCCCGTGATCTGCGAGAAGATGCCTTTCGACGTGACGCTCGGCGCATGGTCGGCACGGGCGGGGCCGACGTCGAACGAGAGCTTCGAGCACCGCTGGTCGGCACGGGGGATGAGGCATTGAAGTATAGGGATTTCATTGATGAGCCTCATGCAGAACGTCGTGAAGTTGTCGGCGCGGTCTTTCGATGCGGACAGCATCATGAATTTGAGGTTGGGGTTCCGGCGCAGCCGCCAGACGACATAGGCCGCCGTAATCCACGACTTGCCCACGCCTCGGAAGGCTTCGATGATCTTTCGCCTCGGCCCATGCTGGAGGTACAGGGCGATGTCGAGCTGAATGGGGGTGGGGTCGGGAAGGTTCAGGTGCCGCCAGACAAGCGTGAGGAAGACCCGGAAGTCGGTCAGCTTCTCCGGCATCGGGGGGATGGAAGTCGGGGTGTTCGTAACAAAACCTCCAGTGGTGTGTTGTTGAAGAAAAAATGCCCCGAAAAAAGAAACCCGACTATTGGGTCGGGAAAACTTCTTTCGGGGCATTTGGTGTTCACCTTAACTGGCTTTCCGAGCAAGAACAGCCTTCATTCGCTCAGACCGTCGCGCGCGTTCGGCCTCGCTGAGAACAGGGCGTTTGGCTGCCTTCTGCTTCTTGTATTGGAGCAGGGGGCACCAGCTGTATTCGTCCATGTCGCAGCCCTTGAGATCTTCCCCGCAGCATTCCTTGCACATCGCTTTGATGGCCTGAGCAGCCGTAGGATATTTTGATTGCTTCCTGGCCTCCGGAGCATCAAGGCTTGAAGGGCTTTTCCGATACCACCACAGAGGGCAGGATACAGCAGAGCACGCCTCAACCTCTTTGGAGCTGTCTCCGCAACAGTCCAGACATTTCAGGCGAACTGCCCGGAGCGGCGTAAGGTGGCCTTTTGAGAAACGCTCCTTGTCATGCGTGATGATCACCTTGAGTTCATCCTTGGGTATGTTGATGGGAGGAAGGTTCTTGTTGGACATGGTGTTTTTCTCCAAAATACATGTGAAGGTGAACATGTTTCCAGTGGGTAAAAGAAAACCCGACCAACGAGTCATGCGCTCGAAGGTCGGGTTCAAAATAGGGCGTGGTTGTAAGGGTTAGTTGAGGAGGCTCACTTCATCTTTCGAGACATCCTCGAAGGTCGGAAGGTTCGCCACAAGATCCTGTACGTCGGGGTTCGCGGACCCGGCACAGTCGATGCCGTTGTCCTTGAGGAATTTGATCGCGGCGTTGATGTCCGCCGTGGATGCATCGCCGGACTGGAGCCGGGACGTAAGGAGCTTCGCCACGACGCCGTGAAGTTCCGCGAGTGCGGACTCGGATGCGCGATTATCCTTGAGGTTATTGGACATTTTTGAAATGCTCCTTGGATTAAAAAGGAGATTGATTATTAGGCAATCGTTAGATATGCTTCAAAAGGACCTTCTCCCGCTTGTATCGGCAGGGTTATGGGAAGGAGGTACGTATGGAGCACATAGCTGATACTATGACGCTGAACATCTTGTGCGGCGTCATAGTGTTTATGATTACGCGCTACATGCAGTAGTTGCTTTATAAAAGAGGCGACCCCGGTTCGCGGGGCACGCTTACCGGGGTCATTTCCGTTAGGGCATTAACCAGCGGGAGTAGGCTTCGGAACCAATCCTGCCGGGGGCAGGGGAGTGTTACCAGCACTTCCTTGCCCTTTCTTTTAGAAAATATGCCAAAAGGCATTTATTTGCAAGCGCGCAAAAGTTGCAACTTGCTATAATTATTGAGTCTTGTTGTGCAACTGTTCGTTTTTACGAACATTTTGTAGTTTTAAAACTACATTTTCTTATCTTAAAAAACAAAGCACATCACACACTCCCCTTCAAATAATACCCCAACGCCGCTGACGTCAGGCACCAGACCACACGCTCGACCCATCTGTTCGCCCCCTTCCCCTGCGCCACATCCAGCTCCAGCTTTCGGAGGCGGATGTCGATGCTTGTGATGTTTTCCTTGAAATGGGAAACCTGCTCGGAGAGGACGGCGTTGGAGAGGAGGAGTTCTTTAAGGTCTTTGAGGGTGTCTTTGATTTCGACGATGGCGGTATTGAGGAGGGAAATGTCGGCTTCGTGGGCGCAGGGCGTTGCCATTTAGCCTCCCGCGTTTCTGAGTTCAGGAGGGTATTGGAGGCGTTTGCGTTCGCTTTCATAGGCACTCCGGCAATGGCCCGTTTGCCAAAAGAACAGAGTGTCCACCAGCTTGCGGGGCCATGCGCGTATGCCCTCCAGTTCCCACCTCCAGCATCGGCTGCTCAGGGTCTCGTCGGGCCAGCCCATGAACAGGGTGTTGATGAGCTGGTCGACGGCGATCAACGTTCGCTTTCCGTAGGTCATGCTTCTCCCCCGCCCGGCATGGAGATATCAACGGTGATCCCCTGCACCTCTTCCAGCGTCGTACATGCATCAAGCCGATCTTCCAGTGCCTGACGCTGGCCGATAATTGAACCGGACGCCACGGCAAAGGCGTCGGCCTTGGCGAGCACCCGCTCCACAAGGTCGGGCAGCGGAATGCCCCGTGTAGTCGCCAGCGCGGAAAGGAGCGGGGTCGAAGCCGTAGGGTCGGCGGCATAGGCGCGGGCCTCGGATTCCTGCTTGTCGAACGTGCTGATCTCCCGGTCCGGATAGGTCGCCGTGAGTGTGCCTATGGCCCTGTCCGCAGCCGCGTTGATTTCGGAGAGTTTGGCGGCTTTCGCCTCATCAAGAGTCGGCCCGGGTTCAGGGGAAAAACACTCGGGATGCGTCTTTTGAAAGTCCGTGAGTTCGGCATGGAGAGTATGAAACTCCTCATTGTCAGGCACATGATAAGGCAATCTGTCCCCGTACATGGAGTTTAGTAATGTGATGACAAAGCTGCCATCGTCGCGTGTCTGAACCGTTGACACGTCAAAAACATACCCGTTATCGTGGGTAAGCAGAAAATCTTGAATAGACATGGTTTTCTTCCCTTTTGTTATGCAATGCGTATCCAGCATACATGTAAGACGGAAGCACCACCCGGCTTGTCTTCCATACTATCCGACGTGCAGCGCCATGTCCCTCCTCCGGGAAGGGAATTGCCGTAGTATCTATTATGCATACCACTACATGCGGCTGCTTGATAACTCGTGCTCCCCGCAGGCCCTTGCGGTCCCTGCGGTCCTTGCGGCCCTGTTGCGCCAGTAGCTCCTGTGGCTCCTCTAGGACCCTGTGGCCCTGTCGCGCCTGTATCTCCCTTGGGGCCTTGGATGCCTTGCGGTCCCTGTGAGCCTTGCGGCCCCGTCGCGCCTGTAGCTCCCTTCTGCGCGATCAGCGTCCAGTAGGTGGTGTTCGTGGGCAGGATGGATGAGGTGGAGGTATGACTTTTCTTGCAGGCGTAGGAGCTTCCGTTATACGTCACCACGTCAATCTGCGCGGTGGTGCAGACATACGCGACGTTTGCGGCCCATGCGCCTTTTAGGTTGAGCGAAGTTCCTTTGGGGCCTGCCACCCCCTGTGGTCCAGCGGGGCCTTGCGGTCCAACAGGGCCTTGGATGCCTTGTTTGCCGATGGGTCCTTCGGGGCCTTGAACCCCCTGCGCTCCAATGAGGTTTACGGGGTCAGCCCATGAGCCGTCAGGATTCTGGAAGGCCAGTTTGGTTCCAGCCCATTTATGTTCCGGAGCGGTCCCCTGCGGGCCTTGTGGCCCCGTTGCGCCTGTATCTCCTTTAGGTCCTTGGATGCCTTGATTTCCCTTGTCGCCTTTAGGCCCTTGGATGCCGGGAGCCCCGTCCTTGCCGTCCACGCCAGCAGGTCCCCGTTCTCCTGTCTCTCCTTTGTCGCCTTTATCGCCCTTCATTCCGGTAGCGACCCAATAGTCGGTGGCGGCATCAGGTTCCCGGTTTATGGGTACGTCCTTAATCGCTTGATAGGCGATCCCCCGATAGAGGACCCAATCCAAGGTTTCATAAGCTTGCCCCGCATCCCACTCGCCTTTATAGGTGGGGCGGACCTTGCCGATTTGCATGATGTTGCTCACGCTATAATGACCTCCAATATTCCGGTTTCCGGGTTAAGGTTGAACATGGAGCTGTCCACAGGGCCTCCGTTATACTCAAACTGCAAGTAGCCATCTGTATTGACAGAGAAGTTTCCGAATGTGAGAGGCAGCGGAGAATCCCCGATGGGGCCTTTGTCGCCAGTCGCTCCTTTAGGACCTTCGGGGCCTTGGGGACCACGCTCTCCTTGAATGCCGCGAGGCCCTTCCGGTCCCATCGGGCCTACAGGTCCGGTTTCGCCCCGAGGCCCTTGAGCGCCAGTTGCCCCTTGGATGCCTTGCGGACCTTGGGGGCCGCGCTCTCCAGTCTCCCCTTTTGGCCCTTGGATGCCTTGCGGACCCATCGGCCCCTGCTGTCCTTCCGGGCCTCGTTCGCCTTGGATGCCCTGCGGCCCCTGTATGCCGCGTGGCCCTTGCTCTCCCTGTGCGCCGGGAAGACCTTGTGGCCCTTCCTGTCCCATCGGACCTTGTGGCCCAACGGGGCCAGCGGGGACATACAAGGTCATCTTTCCGGACGTGAAATCATATTCGCCGCGACCGGGCGCGGTGGGGGACTCCTGCACGTCGATCCACATCTTGCGGAAGTAGTTGATCTCGATCTGTGTCTTGGCGAATACCTCTTCGACTTCCTTGAGGATTTTCTCAGCCTTGTCCTTCGCGGCGACGGCGGTTTCCCCGTCGAGGGCGTCGTAGGCTTCCTGTGCGATGTAGAGGAGTTGCGTCACCGCGAGGTCAAGGTCGGCTTCGGTGAGCGTGGAACCGTCGCGGAAGTCCACGGCGGGCGTCACCTTGTCCGTGATGCGTTGGATGCGGATAGACGCCCCGTTGGGCGGGGCCGTGACGAAGCGTATGGTGCCGGATGTGTGCCATGAGTAGGCGAGGGCGTTCTGTTCCGCTTCGTCAAGGCTGACTTTGACGTCGGAGATTTTCAGGTAGGGAAAGGGGACGATATAGTCTTGGGTCGTTCCGTCGCCCGTATAGGTGACGTAACTGTAGGACATAAATGCTCCTTGTTTGAAGTTATGGCTCATGATGAAAAGGCGGCCTTCCTGTGATCATTGAGATCGGAAGGTCGCCTTTTCGTTTGTTGTGGTTGGCGCTGGTGGATCAATGTATGAGTTTTTGCAATACTTGCTCTTTGTTGTTTTTGTTGATGGCTCCCGCTTTTGAAAGTTGCTTGGTGATTTGCTGCTCCGTAATTTTCTTTTCCAGTTCAGGGAACTCCCTGCGGAGCTGATCCCCCGCCATATCCCGGTACATCTCAATGATGCTGTTGATGAGGGCGGCCTTGGGTCCTTCTTCGCCGGGAAAGCCGTCCGGGAGGTTCTGGTAGAACGGGGTTTTGATAAGGTCGGAAAGACGTTGATGCATGGTTAGCCCGTCAGGTGTCTTCATCCCACCATGCAGTTCGCAGTAGCGGGAATATTGGTTCCTATCCAGCCGAACACCCTTGAACGTATATTCCGGCCTGCCAATAAGGGTATCCTTCAACCGAAGCATCTCCTCCATCACATCGCTGTCGATTTCCTGCTTGATGGTTGTCGCTGGAGTGGACATGGGCTTTCCGGTAATCCAACTCATACGGGCGGGTAGATCTTTGGAAAAGAATGGGGAAGCATTTTTAATCTCGTCCAGCCACGTCTCCGTTTCCCGCTGGATGGGATCGGTGAATTGGTTGCGGACTTGCCGCTGTAGGGCGCTCAAGGGAAGGAAGGAGGCTCCTAGTCGTCCTACGAATTTTTCCAGCTTGTAGTCTGGATTGCTGTAGGCTTCCGCAAGCTCCGACCAGTTTTGAAGATATGTTTTATCTCCGAGCCCTTTGATAATGGACCCTGTAATCCCCCAAAAGATTTTGTTTGTAGATTTGCTTGTAGCGTCGTTTTCCAGATCATCCATTGCCATCCATGAGTTGGCGACTGAACCCAAGATGGAGGCAAATGGATCAAGACGCTTGTATTCCACCCATGAGTCCCCTACTCGAAAGGAGTAGGGGGGTATGCCTTTCTCACGCCACATGTCGCGTACTTTGGGATTACGCGGGTAGTCCCCGGTCAATCTTCCCTCGGCGGCCCAATTATAAGCCAATGAGGACAACGCTACACCAGTAAGAAACTTGCCACGGGCCTGTGCTCCGAGGGCTCCTTGCTTGAGGAAATTCTCGCGGATATCCTTATACAGGAAATTGAAGCCCGGCGCGTGTTGCATGAAGTCATGGAAAAGGTCCACGGGGGTACGGACGAAGGGGCACAGGATTTTCAAAGGAGCATGTCTGTTGGTTGCGTTGAGGATTTCCTGTGCGATCCCCTTGGGATCAAGCTGGTTTGTCCATGTATTCTCACGGGCGTACTTCAAGGAGGCTTCCGTCAGTTCTCCTTTGATCACGGAACCATCTGGAGAAAATGCCTTTTCATATCCTTCCTTCACATATTGATCGGCGGCCTTGCCTTTCAATCCCTTATCCCACGCCTCCGCACGGAGGGTTGATTTCAGGTGTGAGCGGAAGTTGATGCCCTTGAATACTTCTTCGTTAGTCATCATCAGCCGGGGTCCATAGCTGTTTATTGTACCTAGAAAGCTAAAGATATGGGCTAACGTATCCTCAAAAGGAGACAGTTCGGAACCTTCCGGGCGATCTTTGAGCATGGAGTTACGTAGGCGCTCGTAAGATAGCTGCGGAGTGTAGTTTTCGAGTCCCCGTGTCCCGCGATCAAGAATATTGTCACCTGCCTTGAGAGCCCGCCAGCCTAACCGCAGGGAGTCCGTAAGGACCCCTTGGCCTACCATATCACGGTATATATGGAGATTTTTGGCAAACTCATCCACATCACCATTGATGAGCCCTCCCACGGCGTTCTCCAGCGGAGTATAGAGGGTTTTGATAGTTCCGCTGAATACGTCGAAAAGCGGCGTCTTTATATTCGATAGGAGGTTACTGATGACATACTCGGTCGTGGCCCCCCATCCTGAGAACTCGGGATTGACCCGGCGCATCTTTCCTGTGATGTCCGCGAGGACTTTATTGGGATTCAGGGTGATCTGCTGCGCCAGCTCATCAGCCTGCCTGACGGTGAGTCCTTCATGTCCTAACCATGCGTGGAGCTCGCTCTCGCTCATGCCGTTGGTATTGAGCCAGTTCGAGACACGTTTGGTGAGGCGTTCTTCCCCTTCGCGGAGAGCGGGTTCAATGATCGCACCGGGCGTCAGCTCGTGGGTCCCCTTATTGGTCAGGATAGTATCCACTTTTTCTGTGGATAGGTTGTTCCCGAGTTTACGGGCGTTCAGGCCGCGTGCCCATTCTGTGCCAAGGTCTGTATTAGCGACGTAAAATTCTTGGACATTCTTGCAGGCCATGAGGAGCTGCACCCGATCCTGAATCGTCCCGCCCCCTTTGGCGATCAGGCGGGCAAGCCTGACCGTTTCCGCAGCAACCTTGTTCAGGAAAACGGCTGTTTCCAGTGCTTCGGTACGGATTTTACGGAGCAGCATCTTGTTGTTCATGGCCCTTTCAATGTGCTTGTCATAACTCAGGCCCGCCGTGTTGAGGTCACGGATGGCCTTTCCGGTCAGCTTGTTGAAGGACTCTTTCGATCTGTTTCGCTCCAGTCTTCCCGCCAGTTTTTCGCTGAGGGATTCAAGGAATTTCCCGCCCGATTCGCTCCCCATCAGGGGGGCGTCCCCTACGGCGGCTGTCAGGGATTCTCCCTCAATATTGATGAGATCGCCTTCATCGTATACCTCTTCCGCTATGCGCCTGACCTCCTTTTCACTGACGAGTTCATCCCCTTTCAGGGGAGAGGGTGAAGATTTGGGAGGGTAGGGAGACGAAGAGACGTTTTCCTTAGAGGGTACGGTACTCGCTGCTGTGGAGGATGTTGCGGGGGCGGTGACGCCTTGTTCAGTGGAAGGAGAGGCGGCGGGATTGTCTTTTGTGGGGATGTTCTGTTTTATGCTTTCGGGGTGGGCTTCATTATAACGCTGGATGTCTTCCCCGTACTTTTGCAGGAGTTTGGCCTGCACTTCGGGATTGTCGCCTGTTTTTCTGAGAGCTTTGACCAAGCGGCATGTTACGACAAAAGAATCAAGGATGATCCCCGCGACGCCCCCTTCAAGCGTGGCCTTGAGTTTGCCTTCCAGCATCCCTTCATCTCCCGTGGCTGCGAGATATTCGGCAATCGCCGGGCGATATTCCTCGGGGATGTATTCGATGATGAAGTTGGAGAGACGGGCTTCTTGCTCCCGCGCCGATATGAAGTCCCCGGTGGCTCCTTGAACCATAGGCCGGATCACGTTGGTGATCAGTTCCCCCTGCTGCAAGACCTGCCCCGCTTTGAGGGCTTGCCCCATGACCACATAACCTGTGATGGTCTGGCTCAGTGCTTGGGCGGCTCTGCCAAGCGTGGTGTCCGGCTCATTGACGTGTATGCGGAAGAAAGGGGCTTGATGTCGTTCCAGCTTGGACTGTTCCCATCCTTTGTCGATAACATCCTTAACGAACTTTCCTGTACTGTATGAAAAGTCCATCGTTTCGTTCCACGCGACGGTGGGGCCTGTAGCCAGACCATGCGCCACGTCAAGTGAGGTTGCGGCGATGCTGTTGTCGTCCAGCGAGGAGTCTTGCGACAATCTGAGCACCTGCGTCATGTCCAGCCCCTCATTGGAGGTTGAAGGGGATGCGTCGGGTTCAGGTTGCTGCTCGATGCGGGAGAACTGGAGGACCTTGCCCATATCAAGTTGTTGTTGTGGCTCAGGTGCATTTGCGGGAATCTCCGCCAGAGTGTTTCCCGCGTCGGTAAGAAGGGATTGGGCCTGTTCATCCATAGTTACGTTGAGTTGCACGTTGTCAGGGTGTTGTTTCATCTATCGGTTTCCTCCAGCATTGAAGTTGCTTATGAGGGAAACAGCCTCCTCATATTTGTCGGGATATTGTGCCTTGATGATTTCGAGCAGTTCCTCGGGGGTGGAGTATGAGGTATTCAACACATCCGGCGTGTTCTGCTTCAACCACAGGCGGAGGGATTTACCCGCTTGGGCTTCCGCCTGCGCCGTATTTACGGGGGGTTGTGGTTTGCTTGCCGAAGCTGTTTTGCTGGTTGGTTGGGGAGGCTGTTCCGTGGTTTGTTGATAGACACCTGCTTTGGGAACCGTGTTTTCAGTCCCCCGCGTCGTACCATTCATGGCGGGTGGATATTTTTCCTTCATGTACTTTTGGGTCTTCTCCTCGGCCTCAAGGATAAGGTTATCGATCAATACCGGGCCGATGTTCCCGCCCTCCTTTCGGAGAGCTTCCGAGTAGAGGTTGTCCAGAATGCTAGAAAGGTAGCGTTTCGCTTCCAGCCCTTTTTCAACTTCAACGGAAAGTTGCCCCCCAAGGTACTTGAGCATCTGTTTGGTCATAACATCGCCGTCATCATTGGAGTACGTCGTGTAGACACGTTGCCCCGCTTGTTTTCGGGCTTCCCGGTATTCCTTGTTTTCCTCCTTATTGGCTTCCCGGATATCGTCGAGAAGCTGGTTGGTGCGTTCCGGTCCGAATTCAGGCGATTGCGCGATAATCGCATTGACATTGAGTTCGCCATCTTTCGCCATTTCTCGGGCGATGGCGAATCGACCTATAAGGGCGGGGGAATAGGACATACCCTTGTAGGTTTCCTGCCGGATGGAGTTGATGTTCATGAGGGTGGGGCGGATAAGACGCTCAGGACAGCCTTGTGCCCTGAGACTGTCTGCCGTGGCTATGAAGTCCTTGTTGGATGCCAATGTGTAAGAGTCCGCCGTCCACCGTTCCTCTTCGAGTTCCTTGATGCGCCTGTCTTGTGCCCATGCGAACTGGATGTTGGCGCGGGCTTCCGCCCGCTTTTGCTTCTTGATTTGGGCGAGCTTTTCACTGATGCCGGGCAGGTCGCTCATGACGCCTTTACCCTGTTTCAACACATCGAAGGCTTTCAGGATATTTATATCTTCACCGTTGTTGTAGTAGGCGGTGAAGACGGCTTTTTCTTTGAAATCTGCTATGTTGGTGTCAAGATAGCCATGCCGTGCCATGTCTTGGGCATTTCTGTCGATGATGTCACAGAGTGTGGTGACGTTGGTGTCGCGCCGATCCGGGGCACTGAAACTGTGCCCGCCGTTTTGGGAAGGGTTGAACGCTGCATCAATCTCTTTTGAGGTTGCGCTCAGGTAACTTTCTTCAAGACGCTTTTGCGTGTTTTGGGCGAGTTGAGCCGTATGTCTGGAAAGGACATTCGCTTTTGCTTCCCCTTCCATTTGCGAGTAGTTCTTGGCGAGAAACAACTTGTCCGAGTAATCCTCCAATCCCGTTTCCTTCCGATATTCCTTGAGCCATTCGGAAAGCTGGTTGTTCACCTTGCTCATATCCGTTTCATTGACGAGAGCACTCTGGCTGAAACGGTCGTTCAGATATTTGTTTACGTCCAGTCCCAAACCTTTGAGACGGGCTTTTTCAAAACCAATCTTGGCCCACGGGTTATCGCCTTGATATTCGGGGTGCGCTTCGATGAAGGTTTTCCAGTCAGCGCGGTTCTTGTTTTGCTCATCCCAACTTTCAAACTTGACTTGGGCTTCTGAGGCTTCCCGTTCGATCTTGGCATCCAGTCTGTTCTGGAGAAAGGGGAGCAGAGTATTGTCCCACTGACCGAGGGAGCGGGCCAGTTGCTCCCACTGGCTGCCGACGCCGTATGGACGTTCCACATATCCGGCGCGGGCTTCATCGTAGGAATAGGCACTGTTGGAGCGGATGGTCGGCTGGAGTTGGGCGTTGGATTTCAGATTGTTCTTGATTGTGGGTTGTGAGGATTGTGCTCTTGGCATGATGCTATTTCCTCCTCTTGCCGTTGCGTGTTGTGCCGCCAGATTGGGGTTTCATATTTTCATACTTGTAATACTTGTCGGCGGCACCAAAAGCTGCGCCGCCTATTCCCAAGGCCGTCCCGAGCACGTTCATGCCGCTGTTGTAGGTGGACGGAGCGGCGATGTAGTTCTGCTGGCTGTTGATGCGATTCTGCGCTTTGTCGCGGTAGGAACGTATGGCGACATCGGAACTTACCGAGGACATTTCATATTGATGGCGTATGGTGTCCCGTTCGTTCGCCTCCTGCCGTTCGTAGTCCGCCATGAGGAAATCCAGAGCCAGCCCCGAGGCGTTGGTCGAGGCCAGCATTTCGCCTTTCTTTTGCAGGGCTTCCTTCTGGACTTCCTGCGCGTCGCGGGACGCCTTGTCCTGTTCCTGCATCTGCGCCATGCGTTCGGCGGCGGACTGCTCCACGTATTCCTGCGCAGCGGCCTTGTTGTTGAGTTCGTTGACGCGGGCGTATTCGGCGGCCTGTTCTTCCTGATACTGCGCTTGGGCCTTTGCCTGCTGGCTGGCGGACACGCCCGACGCGACGGACGAGGCCGCCCCGATCACGAAGGAGGCCATCGCCATTGTTTCGAGTCCCATAGTGCGTTTATACCCTCGCGTTTCTGGTGTTGTAGAAGCCTTCCCAACTGGCGTTGACGAGCGCGAAGGGAAGGAAGGAATCACTCCCCACTTTGACTTCGACCTGTGTGTTCAGGCTGAGAATGGGGAAGTTGATCGTGCCTGTGTAGAGGGGGATCGCCCCGATGATGTTGGTGCCGTGCCCGAGTTCCCGGCCTGTGAAGGTGTAGGTGCTGGTGGGCCGGAATTTCGGCGTGACGTGCATGTGGAGGAATCCCGTGTTCGAGCAGTTCAGGGTAAGCCGCCTGAGCTGGAGGCGTCCGGTGGTGACGGCGTTCCCCTTGCTGTCCCCCTCGCGGATGGCGAAGGTGGAGAAGGTGTAGGAGGACTCGTAGGGGATGCCGATGAAGAGTTTCCTGCCGTGCGCGTCCGGGCCTTCGACGGTGAGCGTCCGGGGTCCTGTCACGTCCACCCGGCGCAGCAGGTTGCCGGGGGCGTCCGGCCCGCCTGTCCGTGTGACGACCACGGGCGTGTATCCCGCCGGGATGTCGTAGGGGAGGGTGATCGCCGTCGTCTTGTTGATGGCGTCGTAGGCCCCGAGCGTGACGTCCCGTTCGGTGATCTTCCTGTCGAGGCAGTACTCGAAGGTTTCGCCTTCATCCTTGTACCCCGGCGTGATGTCCATCTTTTCCAGATAGACCCCATCGCCGTACTGCATGATGAGATAGACGCCCGTGTTGAGGATGGCGGCGGAAAGGACTTCCCCGCACATGTCCCATCGGCTCCACGCGCTCTGGATTTTTTCGCTGCCGTTCCAAAAGTATTTGTAGAGCCACAGGCTGGTCCGCATCTCTTCGGACAGGACCAGCAGCATGTCCTCGTTCGTCGAACATTCGAGGCGGCTGACGTTGCCCCGGACATAGCGCGGGACGTGCGCCGTGATGTCGGAGGCGTCGTTCTGGTCCGAGTTGTCGGGCAGGGTGATGTATTCGCGCACGCCTCCCCATTCCCCTTTGTCCGTGGCGAAGAAGACCGTCTTGCCGGAAGATACGGGGGCGGCCTTCATGGACGCCTCAAACTCGGTGACGGGCTTGATGCTGACCGTGGCGTTCGAGAGCACGGTGTCGTGTTCGAGCACGAACTGGCTCTGGTCGCTGAACAGGAGGAGCCCGCCCGAGAAGGTCACGGCATGGTGGAGGATGCTCGACTTGGTGTGCGAGGCGGCGACATCCACCACGTCGCTGTCCACGAGGGTGGTCACGGTGGTCAGGAAGAAGTTGAAGAACTCCCCGACCTCGGACATGACCACGTTCTCCCCGGAGAGGAAGGACAGGCGGTTGCGATAGAAGAACAGGCCGTTGAGGGTCCGGCCCACGAAGGATGGGAAGGGGGCCGAATCCTCGTCGCCGCAGATGCGTTCGCCCCACTCAAGGGGGCCGAAGGTGAAGGTGCCGTCGGCCTGCCGGATGAGGGCGTGGGGCAGGGTCGCCGGGTCCAGCTTGCAGGGGATGCCGGGTTTGACGGTTTCCTTCCATGTGCCTGATCCGAAGGCGTCGCCCGCGTCGGACGGCTCGAACACGCAGAAGTAGTTGTCGAAGGAGCTGCTGGCGTCCCCGATGATTTCCGTGACGAAGCCTCGCGGGGCCACGGTGGGCAGGTCGCTGAAACGCTGGACTTTCCCCTTGCAGGCCGAGGTATGGGTGTTGGAACGGGAATCCTGCACCTTGACGGTAAAGTCCCCGCCGTCGTGCCTGCGTATCCAGATGGTGGAGTTCGAGGTCTGGACGGAGAAGATGCTTTGCGGGATTTGTGCTGCGAGGGATTTGGCGATGTCCATTGAAGAGAGGGGGTCCGCCACCTGCGTGTCTTCCGTCGCGCCCGATCCTGTCGTGATGCTGTATTGCTGTCCCCTGATGACGACGCCGTATGTGGTGTAGGGGGCTATGCCGCCAGTTATTGCCCATACGTTTGCGGATGCGCCTGTGTTCGTCATATTGATGCCGCTCACCTCGCTTGCCGGGACAGTGAGCACCAAACCAAGCGGGCTTATTGTGGGCTCGGCATACTCGGAAGGTATGGCGTCATGAAGCGATCTGTAGATGCCTATCGCGTCGGGGAGTGGGGAGGCTTTCTCCGTGTCGCTCAATCCGTCGGCGGTGAGGGTGGAGTAGACGTTTCCGTTCAGCGTCAATTGGTAGGTCGTGTTGTAGGACGCCTGTTTGATGAAGACGATGGCTTCCGGCTGTCTTTTGGGCGAAAGGTCGGGGAGCGTCTTGACGGCGACGCGGCGGTTGAGGACGAAGGTGTAGTCGTTGATGGTCAGGAAACGCAGGTCCCGGTTGGGGGCGGTCGCCGCTGCGAGATAGGCGGCTCCCGTTCCCGTGACGGAGACGGTTTTGGCGTTGCCCTCAAGGTCGAAGACGTTGATGCCGCTGGCGTCCGCCGTGACGATGTATTGTTCCGTCTCGTCGCGGTTGATGTGGTGGCTGGCGATGCCGTTGGCGGCGGGGGTATCCCGGATGCGGGCGAGGTGCCGGGTCGCGGGGCGGCGCTTGAGGAAGTCCGTCACGCTGGACTGGCAGTTCACCTGCTCCTCGGCCTGCGTGGGGAGGCGGACGTTCCAAGGCTGCTGGCTGACCCCGGAGATGAGGTTGGGGATGGTGGAGGAGACGAGCTTGCCCATATCAGAATCCGAGCCTCCGGGTTGTGTTGTTGCGGCGCATCACGGCATCACGGACGCGCCACGTGCCGACGGGCGGATAGGTGCCCATGAGCAGGTTGGGCCTGTCCTGCCTGCGTTCCTCGCCCATGAGCTGGACGCGGGCGCGGGCTTCGTCGGCCTGCTGGTATTGGCTGAGGACTTGCGACCCCACGACGCGCTCCTGAAAGATCCGCAGGGCCTTGAGCGTGGTGTAGCGGCGGGCGGCTTCGGGGAGCTGCTCGAAGGGCAGGAGCAGGGTGACGGTGCAGAAGATCGCCGTGCCTTGCGGGAAGGTGAAGGTGTGGTTGATCCGGTCATAGACCTGATTGCCCCGGATGGTCAGTTCCCGGTCGGACGGTTCGCGGAAGTGGACGCGGACGATGGAGGGGTGGAGCTTGACGAGGCCGTGGATGTCCGGGGTGAGGGGGTAGTTGTCCTCGACGTTCCATTGGAAGCCTTCAAGCTGCACTTCGCGGGAGGTTTCGTTGAGGATGTGCCGGGCGAGGGAAACGTCCGCCGTGACTTCGGAGAGACTGTTGACGGGAGCCTCCCCGATGCCGGACAGCATGGTGTTGACGGCTTCGAGTTCCGTGGTGGGGGTGGGGGATGTGATGGACATGAGAGGGGGACTCCCGAAAAAGGGGAGAAGGGTCGCCCCCTCTCCCCGCAGGTTGATGGTTACGCCTTGGCAGCCGTCGAGAGTTCGATGGCGAAGGACGGGTTCAGGATGCCGTGGCCCATCGCGTATTTGGCGACCATGAGCGTGGACTGGTACACGATGTTGAAGTCGTGCCCGGACTGCTGGACGGTGAGGTCCTTGAGCTTGACCGTGGCGATGGCGTTGGACTGCATACACAGGCCGAGGGTGTTGGTGAAGTCGCCGAAGTAGGTGTTCTTCTCGCCGTCGACGGCGGCGGTGATGTTGGCCTTGGGCAGGTGGTTGGACATGAGGATCTTGATGCCCGCGATCTTGTCGAGCTTGCCGTCGGAGTACGAACCCGCGCCGAGCCAGTCGCGGTTGAGCACCTTGGTGGTCTGGTTGAGCAGGTAGAACTGCGCCGGGCGCAGGATGAGGCAACGTTCCTGTTCGGGCACGTCCTTCTCGTCGAAAGTCTGGGAGCAGGAGAAAACGGCCTCGGCAAGCAGTTCGCCGTCGGTGGCGAGGGTGGCCCCGCCCTTGATGACGGAGCCGCCGGGTTCGTCGTCGATGATGCCGGAGCTGCGGGCCGCAAGCACGGCGACGCGCATGGTCGTCTCGTCGAAGCGTTTGGCGAGGGCCACGCCGAGCTGCTTGGAGTATTCGCGGCGCACGTCGTAGTGGTTCATGGCGTCTTCGAGGTCGTAGATCGCCACGTCCGCGATGAGCAGGTTGTCCACGTTGATGGTGCGCTCGTTCGCGGCGATCTTGTTGCTGCCGAGGATGGCCTCGCCAGCGGTGTGGTAGCGGGCGTTGGCGCGTCCCATGACGGCGAAGGAGGCGGACTTGCCGTGCGTGATGGTGCGCATCTTGTGCCAGTCCTTCATGATGTTGTGTTCGTCGAAGGCGGTGAGGACTTCCCCGGTGAACACGTCGCGGAACATTTTCGCGGGATCGGAGCCGAGGTTCTGTGCGCCGGGACGGGAGAGGGTGAGGTTTTCAGCCATGAGGGGAGGAAACTCCTTGGTTAAAAGGTCAGGGATTAAAGACTGCCGTTGCTTTCCGCGTATTCCATCCAAAGCAGCAGGGCTCCGGCTTCATCGGGCGGAAGGCAGATAAGGCCGTCAGGGGTGATGATCGCTCCGGGCGTCGTCGGAACCGGAGGCAGGGAAACGTCTGTCCGTGCCGCCGAGCTTGCGCAGCCAAGCGGAAGCAGGGTCAGCGCGGACAGCAGCAATACGGTTTTCAGCATCATGTTTTTCCTTGTCGCGCCTGTAGTCGGACACCAGCCTGGCGAAGAAGACGAACAGGTTGCCGAGCAGGGTCAGCAGGTTATTCATTCCGGCGCGACGAGGCGACATCCGTGGACGTGACGGCGTTCTTCGCCTTGCCCACGTTCAAAGCCACCCAGTTGATGAAGGTGTGGAAGGCTCGATAAAGGATGCTGCCGCCCTCCTTCGGCAGGGGAAGGAGCAGGACCAGCAGATTGGCGAGGCCCGACGCGCACAGGGTCAGTGCGGGGAACAGGACCTCAGGATTGAGCTGATTGAGAAAATCCAAGAATACCTCCTTGTTGTGCGGTTAGAGGAAGGTTTTCACTTCCCCGGTGAGGAAAAGGTGGGCTTCGGTCAGGCGGCGTCGGGTGAGGGCGCGGAAGGGTTTCTTTTTGCCGCCTACCGTCACCTTGTCCCACCGCTTCATTTCTTTGGCGGCGGCTTCCCACTTCCCCTCGCGTATGCGTTTCAGCATGGTCGAGGAGGCGAAGTTGCCTTTGCCGAGATTCATGATCCACGAGGCGCAGGCGATGGCCCGGTGGTCAGGCTCGTCCTTAAGGTTGGGGGCGAGGCGTTCCACGTCGCGCAGGGCGTCCAACAGGTCTTCCGCAAGGTACTGGCCTCCCTGTTCGCGGGTGATTGGCGAGTGGTCCTTGTCACAGAGGTGCCCGTAGCCGATGGTCCAGTATCCGGCGGGGCAGAGGTAGGGCGTGGGGGAGAAGCCTTCCCATTCCGTCTTGATCACGTCGGTGATCGGATGGGCAAGCAGGGTGTCGAGAGAGGGGATGATGGCGCGTTCCTCCTGTTGCTGCTGTTGTGGGGAGGCGGCGAGAGAGCGCAGGGCCTCAGCCGCCAAAGACGCGGGACCGGGCCACCTTGCGCTCCACAGCGCGAGTATAAGCAGGGTCCTTACCATAGCGGGGGTCCTTCATGGCGGCGACGACCTGTTCCGTGGACTCGAACGTGTCGGACGCCGCGCGGCGGGAGGCGGTGGCCTTTCCCGTGACCAGCTCGGGGGTGGAGCCCTCCTCTTCCCGGTACTTGGCGACGAGGCCGGATACGGCGAGTTTGATGAGCGCCTTGTCCCCGGAGTTCATGACCCGGTTGTACGACTCCTTTTCGGCGTCCGTGAGGCCGCCCTTGTCCGCCCATTCGGTGATGGCCCTGTAGCCGTCCTCGCCGCCCGCAAGCCCTTTCACGTCGCTGATGAAGCCTTCGAGCAGGGCCGTGCGCCCGGCGATGTAGCTGTCCACCACGGCCTTGCCGAGCCCCGCCTGTTCGAGCTTTGCGTAGCTTTCCTCGGAGAGGCCGCCCGTGGCGTCGAACTCCTGCTCGAATTCGCTGATGTCGAGGCCCTTGTCGGAGAGGGTTTTCTCCGCGTCGTCGCGGCTGGCGGCGTCTCCGCCTTCCGTCTCCTTGTCGTCAGCCGGGGAACCGCCTTCGGGATCGCCGTCGTTGTTCGGATCACCTCCCTCGCCGTCGCCCGGTTCCCCCGAAGGCGCGGCGGTCGTTGTTTTGAGCAGTTCCTGATACTTGGCCTCAAGCTCCTCCACGGTGTCGAACTCCCCGGCGTAGCGTTTGGGGGAGGCGGTTGCGGCGGGGGCGTCCGGCCCGGTTTCGGTGACGGGGACTTCAACGGTGAGGTTTTCGGATGCGTCTTCCATGTGTGGTGTTTTCCTTGTGGCGTTGAGGGTTAGTTGTCGATGCGGACGAGCCTGCCGGACGGCCCCACGGGAATGGGGGTGCCGGGGGTGGTGGAAGCGGGTGTGGCCTCGCCGGGGCTGGACAGGGTGAGGCCGGAGGCGGGGGCTCCGGGTTCTTTCTTGTTGCCGTTGGTGGTGGCGGCGGAATTGACGTTCGCCATGTGTGATCTCCTGTAGGGGAAAGGTTAGGGTTGTTGCTGCTGCATCTGCTGCTTGAGGCCCTGCTGCATCCCTTGCAGGGCTTCGGCATTCCCGGCCTGTGCCATGCCGCCGATCTGACGGAGGGCTTCGGGGCCGAGCTTTTCCATCATCATCTGGCCCTGCGCCTGCTGCTGCGCGGCCTGCCGTTCCTGTTCCAGCGCCTCTTCGTCCTTGACCAGCCCTTCCGTGGAAATGCCCATTGCGGAGGCGAGGCGGGTGACGGCGTTCTGCGGGTTGAGCAGGCCGAGGAAGGATTCGCCCATCAGCTCGGCCCCGGCTTTCAGGAACTCAAGGAGCTTCTGCTTGTCGTTGCCGCGCCCGATGGCCTCGAAGCCCGTGACGATGGAGGGCGTGACCGTGCCTTTGGGAAGTTCGGGGATGCGCTTCTGCCGGGTCATGGTCGCCATGCGCGAGGCGATGTAGGGGAGCTGGAATTCTTGGCTGATGAGGGTATAGACGCCGCCGAGCCCGGTTTCGAGTTCCTGCGCGATGACGCGGATTTCCTCGGCGGTCACGCGCTCGGCATCCCTCCGCACCCCGTCCATCATGAGGAAGGCGGTCTTGAGCCGCTGTTCGAGCCGCTGGATCTGCGCGGCGACGACCTGAAAGTCGGCCCCTTTCTGGACTTGCAGGAAGGCCACGTCATCGGCGTTCCCTTCGATCATGTCGCCGTTGGCGGACTCGGCAAGGGCCTTGGGGTCGGTGACGCCGTTGGGGTTCACGAGGCCCACCACCTTGGCGGACACGGCGCTGCCTTCCACGAGCGACTGGCACAGGCTTTCGAGGCTGCCGAGGTCCCCGAGCTGGAGTTCGACGAAGCTCCGCCCGTAGTTCTCCCCGGCGATGCTGTACATGCGCACGGGCAGCCACGGGCAGGCGTCGGGCTTGTAGGAGCCTTCCGAGCCGGGGAGCTTCACCCCTCGGCACTCCTGATACACGGCCCATTTCTTCGGCCCGCGTTTCAGGTGGGTGTAGATGTTCACGTCCTTGCGGTCGTCGCCCTTGACGGAAGGCTGCCCGAGCGTGTCGGCGGCTTCCCGTATCCGTGCCGCGACGTTTTCCGGGAGCGTGTCGAGGTTGACGGTTTCCTCGGCTATGATCTCCACGGGCGTGCCCATCGGGTCGCGTTCGACCACATAGCGGGACAGCGGGAACAGGCGCAGCCCCTTCTTGGGGTCGTCGTGGTAGAGGACGTTGCCCGCCACGATGAGGTGCTGGTTGCCTTCCGCGACCACCGGGCGGTCCCCGGACGCTTCGACGTCGGCAAGCACGGCCTGTTCGATGCGCGAGAGGGCCTTTTCGATCTTGGTGCGGAACTCCTTGTCCGCGTCCTCCTCTTCCCGCTCCATGACCAGATTGTTTACCCGCAGCCGGAAGCACGGCTCGTTCGGGGGGAGCATGGTCAGGAGGAGCTTGGAGGCGAGGTTCGTCACGCCGTTGGCCCCGACGCTCTGGTACAGGGAGGGGAGTTCCTGCCCCTGCGCAAGATCGTCGGGCGGGATGAGGTAGGGGATGGTCAGCCCGGCGCAGCGGCGGGCGCGGTCGAGGTAGGGGGCGCGGTCCTGCGAAAGCTCGGTGTAGCGGGTTTCGGCGGGGCCTTTGGTCGGGAGGGGGCCGTTATCGGGGAATGCTGAGTCCGCTGGTACCACCCGCGCCTCCCATGTTGCCGCCGCCGAGGTTCAGGTCGATGCGCAGGGCGGAGGTGCCCTTGCGCTTGCTGTCCGCTTGGTTCTTGCGTTTGTTGCCTTCGTTGATGACCGGGGCCTCCGCCGTCTCCTCCGGCGGGGGAGGGGTTGCCGCGACGGTGGGGGCCGGGGCTTCAACGACTTTGGGTTTGCTTGGTTTGTCGAATATGCCTCCCAAGGGATGCCTCCTTTATGGTTGGGGTTTGGGGTTGTCGAGTTTCATGAGCATCCCGTCCCGGTAGCGGATCGTTCCCGTCTTCCTGTCGAGCACGCCGCAGGCTCCGGGGATGGTGCCGAGCCGCGTGAAGCCGAGGTCCAGCCCGAACTTCCACGAATGGCGGAAGGCGGCGGGCGTCAGGGCCATGAGGCAGGACAGGGTGCCGTTCTCGAAGATGAGGCCCATGAAGGCCCGCCCGATCTCAAGGTGCCGCGCGAAGCCCTCGCCCTTGAAGAAGGTGAAGTGCAGGTAGGCCGTGCGTCCGAGGAAGCGGTCGAGCAGGGCCAGCGCGAGGGGTTCCCCCGTGGTGTGGGAGAACCCCGCGTAGGCCCATACGGACTCGGCGGTCACGATGTCGCGGAACCGGGCAAGGCTGTTGACCCCGCCGTCGTAAAACAGGAAACGGTCGAGGCCCTGTTCCCTGATGCGGTGCCAGAGGAAGGCGAGGTGCGCGTCGGTGAGCGTGGGGGGATGGGACGGGACGTTATGAAAGGCGCGGCATAAGGCCGAGATGGGGGTTCCGTGTGCGTTCACGTTCCTGCCTTTCCAAGACGGTGATCAGGTTGCGGACGAGTTCCCGCTTGCCCGCGTACATCCAGATTTCGCGCTCGGGCTGTTTCAGGCCGGGGCAGCGTTCGGGGACGAGGGCGTCGAGCCCTTCCACGAGTTCCCGAGTGAGTCCGGGAAGGCGTCCGAGAGAAGGGGCTTCATCTTCATGAGCAAGGGATGGTTGCTGCTGGTGGTTTCGGGATGGGGGCATGGTTCGGTGATCCTGTGGAGTTGCTGGTTGCTGGAAGCGAGGACGAGGGGGTGAGGTTCGCCGTCGTGCCCGTCGTAGGCCACGTCGATGGAGGGCAGATCCTCGCGGTAGTCCCCGGTCTTGATCCAGTCGAATTCGTAGCGGAGGCGCAGCGGGATGTCGTCGAGCCCGTGCCCCGTCCACAGCCACAGCTCCATGCCGGGCTTCATGGCCTTGCGGAGATCCCGGATGAATTCGTGGGCCTCGTGCGGGGCCTGATCCATGAGGTCGCCGCCGAGCAGCCACACGCGGGAGAAGGTCCCGGTGGCGAACTTGTAGCGGCTCTCGTTCATCCACAGCCGGGCGGACTTGCCCTTGCCGAACGCCTGCGCCTCGGGGTTGTGGCAGCCGGGGCAGCCGCGCCTGCATCCCGAGACGTAGATTTCCAGCGCGTCATGGGCGGGGTTCAGTTGTGAGCCGATGATGGTCAACATGGGCTACCCCCGGTACGGGTTTCGGCGGCGCAGCCGTTCCCTGATTTCGTCGTGGAGCCACATGCAGCCCACGGCAAGCCCGAAGCCGATGAAGGAGGCGGTGATATGCAGAAGAAACTCACGCATGTTCGGCAAACGTCCTTTCCGGCCAGTCGTGTTCGCGCCGGGTCTTGTTCCAGTGTTTGGTGTTGGTGAGGAAGCCTACGACGCGGGTGAACGTGTCGATGACGGGCGCGCCGCAGGTGGGGCAGGCGTCATTCCGGCCCACGGTCATGTGGCCCTGCGCGCAGCGGTTGATCTGGTAGTTCACGGCGAAGTACACGGCCCCGCTTGCCGCCGCGTGGTGGATGAGGGCTTCCATCACAGCCGGGTCCGTGATCGCCGTGGCGACGTTCAGGTGGCAGATGGCCCCGCCCGTGCAGTGCCCGTCGAGCCTGCCCTGCACCCGGATGCGGTCGAGGAGGTCGGCCCCTTCTTCCCACAGCGGGAGGAACTGGTTGGAGTAGAGCGGGATGCCCTCGGGGTTGAGGCCGAGGAGCGCGTCCTTTTTCGCCAGCTTCACGGCGGAGGATTCGGCGGGCACCTGCTCCATGTTGTGCGGCGTACCGAGGAGCTTGGAGAGCTTGGCGTTCGTCTCGTTGATCACGGTGAGCGCGTCTTCGGCGGCTTGCAGGCCTTCCTCCGTCCGCATGTCGAAGCCGAGGATGGACAGGGCCTCATAGAGCCCCGTGAAGCCGCAGGTGGAATACTGGTGGGAGAGGTCCATGAACCCGAGCGTGTACAGCGGGAGGGAGCCGCGTTTGATGCGGTCCTTGATGAACGTGCGCTTGGCGTGGTTGATGAGCGAGGCCGTCCCCGTGGACCTGCGCAGCAGGGCGAGGAAGGCGGGGAAGCCGCCCTCCGATGTCCGGGCCAGCCGGGGGAGGTTCAGGGTGACGACGCCGAGGCTGCCGATCTTGGTGGAGCCCGCCCCGAAGGTGTTGCTGTAGCCGAGATCCGAGATGGAGGAGCGCAGGCGGCAGCACGAGGACAGGGTGGAGGATTCCCCGCAGTAGATGTTGATGAAGCCGTATTTGAGGTTGTGGCGGGCGATCTTCTTGAGGAAGGCTTTGTCCTGAATGGTGCGCCCGCCGCCGTCGGAACCCTGCGCGGCGCTGAAACAGGCCGTCACCACCGGGAAGGTGATGGGGGTGCGGGCCAGCGTCTCGTTGTAGGCGTCGAGGAAGAGATCCTGCACCTTCTCCACGGTTTCGATGTCCGGGGCCGTGCCGCCGATGAGGTAGGAGGGCACGAGCTGTTTGAGGAAGAGGCGGTCATACACGCTGACGTTGGTGAAGGGGGACTGGTTGCCCCGGAACTCCCAGTTCAGGGTGTAGATGAGGGAGGTCAGGGACTCCTTCACGTAGGTCCAGACGCGGGGGGCTTTTCCGATTTTGATGTGGTGGTCATAGCCCGTGGTCAGGATGTCGTCCACATAGCGGCTGACCACGATGAGCAGGTCCGCAAGCCCCGTGGCCCCGAGGGTGGAGTTCGCCGCGTAGACCGTGAACTGTTCCACCTGCCGCAGGAAGGCGTTGAGGGATTTGGGCGGATCGATGGTCAGCCGTCCGCCCATGTTCAGCCCTTCCAGCGCGATGTCGTAGGTGGAGTAGTTGAAGCAGTACGGACGCCCGATGTCCCACACGTCGTTGATGTAGAGGGTGCCGTTGAGTTCCTGTTCGACGGCTTGGTCGGCATCGTCCCGCCCGTACAGCTCCTTCATGGTTTTCCACAGGTTGTACAGGCTGTTCAGCTTCATGAGGGACTTGGGCACCTCATAGTTGAAGGTGATCACGTCCCGCCCCGACACGTTGGCGTTGGGGTCGATGGAGTGGTCCGCCGTGGCGGAGCCCTTCCTGTCTGAGGTCTTGAAGTAGTCCCGGCTCACCGCGTTGATGTCGAGCTGGTCCGGGTGGATGCCTTCGAGACGGAAAAGCTCCGCCGGGTATGCCGAACGGAGCCTTTCGAGGAGGGAGCAGAAACCCTCGTCGTAGGATTGGGGCAGGCGGATCATGCTTCGTCGGCCCCCGTTTCGCCGTCGGGGATGATCGTGATGATCTTCCCCCGGAACAGGGCGGCGATGTCGCGCCAGTCCGTGCCGAGGCTGTCCGCCATGCGGTCGATGACCTCCAGCGGGAAGTTGGGGTTCTGCGCGGCGCGGCGTTTTTTGCAGTCTTCGGCGGGGACGGAGAAGCGGATCAGCTTCATCTCATAGCCCATCTCGTCGGCAAGGCGTCGCCAGCGTTTGAGGTGGTCGGCGCGGACATGGCATTCGTCCACGACCACATCCAGCCCACGGTACATCTGGGCGCGGACGGTGAGGTAGACCTGCGCGTGGATATGCGGCTCGATGGGGCCGTAAAAGCTGTGCCCGTAGGCGAGGCGCAGGTTGTCGGGGCAGACGACCTGTACGCCTTTGGGGGCGAGGTGGGCGTTGACGTAGGTGGTCTTGCCGGAACCCGGCAGGCCGCAGGTAAGGTAGAGTGTCTTCATGGCGGTGTATCCTTTTCTATAATGTAGGGAACGGGGAATCAGGCGAGGGTGACGGGGACGTGCCTCACGATGTCGGAGAGGTCGGGGGCGTGGTAGCCCGGCCCTTTGAGGACCTTGCCGTCTTCGCGTTTGACGGGCTTTCCGTCCGGGCCGAGCTTCGACATGTTCGAGGCGTGGACGCGGCGGAAGGCTTCGTTGACGTCGATGCCGATCTTGGCGGCAGTCCAGTGGCAGACGTAGAGGATGTCCGCGAGTTCCTTGGCGAGGTCTTCGCGGTTGTCGTTGAGGACGTCCTCTCCTTCTCCGCATTCGGTGTTCTCGAAGAGGTTTTCCACCGCTTCCCGGAACTCTTCCGTTTCTTCTTCAATGAGCTTCAAGCCGAGCTTGATGCCTTCGAGGGCTTCCCAACCTTGGCTGACGGGCTGTTCCATCGCCGTCATGAACTCGGCAAGCATGGCGAGATGATCGTTATCGTGTTGCCGCTGCATTCCGGCCTTCCTCCGTTTGCGTTCTGTTGATGAGTTCGTCGAGGTAGCGGCGGGCCTTCATGAGATCTTCCGCGCCGTTCTTGCCGTCATAACGGCAGACGTATTTGATGATGTTCCCTTGCAGGAAATCCAGATGGTTCATGGTGATGAAGGCCAACGGCTCGATGCGGAACCGGGTGTAGTAGGGCGGTCTTATCTGGTCTTGCAGGTACTGGGCGGCGTCCATAGTTTCACTTCCTTTGTGTTGAAGTCCCAATCTTCGGCCCGCAGGATACGGGCCAGCCTTGCCTGTGTGAGGGCTTCCGCTTCCCCGAAGCCAACCTTTTCAAAGGCACTGACCACTACGGGCCAGAGGTGTCCGTAATCGCGGGGGATGCCGTCGAACAGCTTCTTCGCGGTCATGGGGCCGATCTTCGGGCAGCCGGGGTAGCCGTCGGCGGCGTCTCCGATGAGGGTCTGCGTCATGTGCCAGAGGTCGGCGTCTTCCCGGCTGACGGGCTGGATGCCGAGGTCGGGCTTGCCCATGTCGTAAAAGAAGCCGGGGATGCTTTTCATGTCCTTGTCCACGCTGACGATGACCTTCTGCCGCCCGCGCATGAACGAGGGGAGCGTAGCGAGGATGCCGAGGCAATCGTCGGCTTCGAGGCCGGGCTTGATGTAGACGGGGGCGTCCGGATTGTCGCCGCGCATCAGGCCCTCGCGCAGGAACTTGAGGGCCACGGGGCGTGACTTGCCGTCGCGGTTGGCCTTGTAGCCGGGGAACAGCCTGCGCCGGAAGCCGCCGTTGTGGTCGTCGGAGAAGCACAGGGCGTAGTCGCTGGTGCCGAGCTGGTCGAGGATGGCGTAAAGCTGTCCGAAGAAGGCGGCTTGGGCGTCCGCGAGGGAGCACAGCGGGAAGCAGGAATCTTCCTCGAAGCAGATCACCTTCTCAGCCCCGGCTGCGGCTCGGTAGGCCAGCACGTCGGCGTCGATGAGGAGGTACGGGGCGTTATGCGCTGGCTGTTTCATGAGAGATCCCCGCCGCTTTCCGCAGCAGTTCGGGACGCTGCACGCCCCACAGCACGGATTCGATGAAGGTTTTCCATTCGGGGAGCTTGTGCCCCGTGCGTTGGACAATGATGTTGGCGAGAACCGCGTAGTTCGCCTGCACGATGCGCCGCTGGAGGAAGGATTGCGGAAGGCAGCGGTTCAGGGTTTCAAAGCCATCCTGTTTGCCAACCACATTGAGACTCCTCACTAAATCAGGGAACAGCCCGCCCTCGAACATCTCCGGGGTGAGCGGTTTCTTCATGAGCGTGTGCATGGTGGATTCCGACTGCGCGACCGTGCCGATCTTGTAGGTGTCGAACTGCTTCCACCAGTACAGCGGGGCCGTGATGTCGAGGGTGACGACGATCATGCGCAGGAACTTGTCGTGCCCCTTGCCGAGGCCAGCGAGTTTCAAGGCGCGTTCCTTGAGGCTGGCATCGTCGCGTATGTCCCACAGGGAGGTGATGCCGGAGGTCTTCCCGTGGCTGAGGCCCATACCGAGCAGGGCTTCATGGAAGCCGTATTCACTGAGGATCGTTGTTTTCATCGTTCGTTTCCTTTTGCTGTGATGGCGACGGCGGCGGCCTGAAAATCACCACCGCCGACGGGAAGGGCGCGGGATGCTCGGCCCCGACGAACCGGAGCCTGCCCCGGACGAAGCGGACTTCCGCGCCGCCCGCGATCACCGTGTCGTGCCACCATGCCGTATCGGTGCGTGACGGCACGAGGCAGACGACCGTGGCCCCGCGCCGGGAAGCGTCGAGGGCCTTCGTCATCCATGCTTTGATGGCCTTGCCGTAGGGCGGGTTCATCCAACAGGTGTGCTTTCCCCAATCCCGCGCCAGCCCGTCGTCTTCCTTGGTGAAGTAGGCGGGGCACTTGGCGTTGTGGGGGAAGGCGCACACGTCCAGATCAAAATGGAACTCCCCGTCGAGCCGTTCAAAGAACTCGCGGGGAGTTTCCCAATCTTCCTTGGCGGAAGAGAAGAGGGCGGGGTTCATGAGGGTTACGCAAAGCGGCTGAGGTCGAGGGCCACCGCGCCGTTTTCCTCCGGTTCCCACAGCACGGGTTCGCGCTGCTTTTCGGGGCGCGGCATGTCTTCGGGAAGGTTCTGCGCCGAGACGAACACGTAGCCCGCGCCGGGAAAGCCCACGCGCTTGCGTACCATGCGCAGGTGTTCCTTCTGTTCGGCGGAAGGCGGCGCGATGAGGAGCTTTTTGGCTTCCGCGCTGTAGGCGATGAGGACCTTGGAGCCGACGCCGAGGGCCGCATGTTCGGCAAGGAAGGCCGGGGAAAAGATGAGGGACAGGTCGCCGCGCTTGGAAAAGCCGAGGGTGATGTCGGCGTGGGCGCGGGGGGCGGCGGCGATGCGGGTGACGGGGAGAAGGGAATAGGTGGTGTTGGACATATAAGTATCCTTTAGTGTATATAGAAAGAAAAAAGGGGAAGTCATGAAAGGTTTACAGACGATAGGAACATCAAAGGGAAAACCTAGTTTATTTTTTTATAGAAGAATAGTTGGAGGTATTGAAATATTTGATGAAAAGATGGAACATAGTCAATACATAGAAAATAAGCACTGGAATATTCTTCTACGCAGACTCGCTAAGAAGGGGGAATCATTTTCTCTCTCTCAAGAGAGAGGTTCTTTATATCGAATATTAAAAAATATATTCGATAAATATACATTGAAATGGAGTACATGGGAAATGTCACGTATTGCTGCTATCCTTGAGCATGAAGGATCTATTGATTTTTATTCTGGAGTAAAAGGCCCTATCCTTTTAGTTAAAGACTGTGCCCCTATAGAAAGAAACTAATGCGTCTCAGCCCAATTCGCCCCGACCTTGAACTCTCCGGTCGTCGGGCACCGCATCCCGAAATGACGCCCCGCAAGCTCGATGGATTCCACAAAGAGTTTGCCGAGGGCGTCGGCTTTTTCCGGGGTGGTGTTGAACTGCGCCTCGTCGTGGACGTGGAGCACCTGCGCGTAGTCCCCGCCCAACCGGAGCCCCCGCCGTTGCGCTTCCATGTGGAAGATGACCGTGGCGAGTTTCATGAGCACGGCCCCGGCGGATTGCAGGAGCGTGTTCAGGGCCGAGTGCGAGGAGCGGATATGCAGGTGCCGCCCGTCGATGCCGATGAGGTAGGGGCGTTTGCCCGGTCCGGTGAGGACGCCCTGCACGTCGTCGATGAGCCGTTTTATGGCGGGCAATGACCGGAAGAAGCGGTCCTTGAGCGCACGTCCCCGTTTGGTCTGGACGGCGGAAGAGGCGAGGGGGGCCACGATGGAGCCGAGCTTTTCGTCTCCGGCTCCGTAGAGGAAGGCGTAGATGAACGTCTTCGCGTTGTCGCGGGTTTCGAGCCCCGCCGCGTGCTGGTTGGCGGTGTGGATGTCGCCTTCGAGCAGCACCTTGGCGTAGGCCCCGCCGTCGTAGGCCGCGAGGTAGTGGGCCAGCATACGCAGTTCGAGCCCGCTGGCGTCGGCCCCCACCTGCACGAGCGGGGGAGGCGCGGCGAACAGGGCGCGGCAGTGTTTCCCGTACTGGCCCCGTGCCGGGATCTGCGCGAGGTTCGGGGAGTTGTGGGTGCAGCGTCCGGTGACGGCCCCGTTGGTGATGACCCTGCCGTGGATGCGCCCGTCCGGGCCGACCAGCTTGAGCCAGCCGTTTTTCCCTTCCGCCAGCATCCCGATGATCTTCAAAAGTTCGAGGTAGTCCACGAGCGGCTTGCACTCGGGGAAAGGCAGGCTGGCGAGTACGTCCTCGTCCACCTTGGGTTGCCCCGTGTCCGTGAATTCGGAAGGCTTCCAGCCGTGTTTCTCCATGAGGCGGTCGGCTATCTGCTGCCGCGACGCCGGGTTGAATGTTTCGTACCGGACTTTGGTGAACGGGACGCCTTTGACGTAGCCCCGCGTCCGGTTGTTGGCCTTGGGGATGAAGACCTCCTCAATCCGTTTGGGCGGGAAGACCTCCTGCAAGGTGGTGACGGCATCGTTCCGCCTCATTGCGAGTTCCGCGTACAGGGACTGCGCCGCCCGTTCGTCGAACCACACGCCCGTCCGTTCCTGATGGAAGATGACGGCTTGGAACTCGTGCTCAAGGGCGAGGGCTTCGGGGCTGTAACGCTGGTCGAGGATGTGGCGGTACAGGGCTTCGAGGACTTCAACGTCCTGTTCACAATACCGCTGCATGTCTTCCGACCACTGATTCCATGCGTTTTCGGTCGTCTTGCCGTAATCGCCCTTCATGACGCCGAGCCGCTGGCCCCATGCGTCGAGGCTGTGGCTGCCCGCGAGTTTGGGCGGAAAGCGGCAGGACTTCTTGCGGAGCTGCGTGAAGTCGAGGTCCTTGAGGTTGGTCCAGATGAGCCGCGAGGCGGTCAGGGTATCGAACAGCCGGGGAAGGAGCAGGCTTGGGTGGAGTTTTTGGATAGCCGGGATGTCGAAGCACAGGCCGTTGTGGGCAACGAGGAGCCGGGACTGGCAGAGCAAGCCAAGGCCGTCTTCGATCTCCCCCGGCCCAAATGAAAAGGACTCCCCGGTGAGGAAGTCCTTCGCGCAGATGCAGTGGATGGTGGATGTTTCATCGAGAAGCCCGTCCGTTTCGATGTCGAACAGCAGGGCGGGCGTTTCCGGGGTGGGAACCCATGACCAATCGAAGCCGGGGTACGGCTCACGCTTGCGGGGCGCTGGCATGGCTAGGCCCCGATGACCTTGAGCGGTCCGTCGTAGCCTTTCTTCATGGTCAGCTTGCCGTCAAGGTAGAGCTTGGTGAGAAGCTGCTTTCCCTTGTCCAGCACGATCAGGGTCAACTTGCCGTTGCCGTCGGTCTTCTCCTCGAAGTGGCTGTCCCGGTACTTGGCGTAAAGGCGGTAACTGCCGCCCTGACGGTACAGGACGCTCAAGTGGTACAAATCCTTCCTGACGTTATTGGTGTTTACACCGCGCAGACGGCGGCAGAACTTGGCGAGGGTGAGCTGTCTGTCGGCAAAGGTCACATCGTAGACGCGGGCCTTGGGCTGTTCGACGGCAAGCGTCTGTTCGATCCGCAGACGTTTTTCCTCGGCGTCGGCAAGGGCGCGGAGAGCGGCGGGGTAGTCCTTGGGCAGGATGGGGGCGGCGGAACGGCTGGCGAGTTCGGCTTCCATCTCGTTGAAGCGGACGATGTAGGAGATTTTCATGGCCCGTGCCTTGGCTCCGGTGAAGCCCATGCCGAGGAGAACAAAACCGTCCCGGCTCATGATGTACATGGGAAGAGTGCGCCCCGTGGAATCGGTATATTCACTCAATCCAAAATTGGATTCAGTAAAATCGTCAGATTCCAGTATGTTACGAATGTCCCTCAGGACATGCAGATGTTCCTTCCCAAACGCTTCGGCCACTTGAAGGCTGGTGACGGCGGGAACCTGCTTACCGTTGATGTCGTGCAGTTCGATGGAAACGAGAGGGGAAACGGAGGCGGTAAGGTTCTGATTCGTGGCTGACATGGTTAAAACTCCTTTTCTTGTTGCTGTTGTTCTCTGGTGTTGCCGTCGCCCTCAGCGGTGTCCCACGGGGGCAGAGATTGTTGTGGGGAGGAAACTGTGGGCGTCTCTTCCTTCTGGAATCCGTACGCCGCCCCGCCCGTGCCGTCGCCATCGTCGCAGGGCAGGAGGCGTCCCGTTTCCCGGTCGTACTTGACCGTGCCCGCCAGCCCGGTGATGCCGAGGGGACGGTTTTTCAGGACCCGGATGGTCGCTTCGTCGGGTTCGTCGCCCTGCTGGTCGCGCTCAAGGCTGACCACCACGTCCGACACCTGTTCGAGGCTGCCGGAACCGCGCAGGTCCGTAAGGCTGACCGGGCGGCCCTCGTTGTAGCTCTTGCCCTTGTCCGGGCGCTTCAGATGGACGACCGCCAGCACGAGGATGCCCGTCTCTTCGATGAGGGAGCGCAGCCGGGTCATGAGCTTGTCGATGACCTTGCGCTCGGATTCGCCCTCGCTCTCGTCGAGGCCCGACACTACGATGGAGATGTGGTCGAGCACGATGGCCTTGCAGCCGAGGCCCACCGCGAGGTAGCGGAGCTTGGACAGGAGCGTGTCGATGTCGGACGATCCGAAGTGGTCGTAGATGTACCATTTCCCGTTGCCCATCACGGCGTCGAAGGCCGCTTTCAGGTCGGCTTCGGGCACGCTTGCATGAGCGGCGGGGAGGTGCAGGGGCTTGTTGAGGTGGATGCCGAGGTAACGGCGGGCGTTGCGGGCGGGGTTCTCTTCAAGGGCCATGACGCCGAGCGTGAGCCCGTGCGCCATCATGAGGTGGTAGGCGATCTCGTTGACGATGGTGGACTTGCCGATGCCCGAGCCCGCCGTGAACAGCACAAGCTCCCCGAGGCGCACCCCGCCGAGCTTGTCGTTCAGCCCCGGATAGGGGATCTCGTAGCCCGCTGGCGGAGGCTTCTTGATATCGTCCCACAGCTCGGCCCCGGACCTGATGCCGTCGGGCCGGTAGGGGACGGCTCCCCACAAGGCGTCGATGAGTTCCTTGCCCTTGCCCGCCACGAGGCATTCATTGGCGTCCTTCATCGGGAGGCGGGCGATCTTGGCCTTGCCCGGACTGAGCAGGAGGGCGCATTCCTTGGCGGCCTTCTGCCCCGGCTCGTCCATGTCGAAGGCGAAGACCACCTCGTCGAAACTCTCCAGCCATTCGAGGCTGGCCCGGATGTATTTGGCCCCCGAACTGGAGCCGTTGGGGAGGCTGACCACGGGCCATTTGTTGCCTTGAAGCTGGCTGATGGAGAGGCAGTCGATCTCGCCTTCGGTGACGATGACCTTCCTGCCGCCCCGCCGCCAGAGGGTTTGCCCGAACAGCACGGCCTCGGATGCGGAGCCGCGCCAACGGAACTCCTTGCCCTCGAAGCGCAGGTGTTGGGCTACGAGGATACCCTCGTGGTCATAGAGAGGGGCGATGTGGCAGTATTTGCCCCCGACCTTGCCGATACCGTACCCGAAGTGTTCGCATGTTTCCTGCGTGATGCCCCGCGCTTTCAGGGCCATGAACGTATCTACAGGGACGGGATCAAACGGAACCGGGTCTTTCTGCCTGTCCATGCGTCCAGAACCTCCTTGAGCGGTTTCGTAGTAGCCGCATACATGGCAGTAGCCGTGCCCGTCGCTGTAGCGCGCGAGGTTGTCGCCGTTCCAGTCGCCGCCGTTCCGCTGGCATTGCGGGCAAGGCTCGTGATGGGAGAATGTGCTGTCTTCATAGGCTTGTCGCTCACTCATGTTGCTGTTTTTTCTGTTCATGGGGTGTTGTTCCCGTTGCCGCCGCGAACGCCCGCCTGCTCCTGACGCCGGGCTTGTGTTTCAGCCAGCCGTCGGGGATAGATGGGCCTTTGCACCACGGGAAGCCGTTTTTCTCGCACCAGTCCGCTTGCGTGACGGTCTTTGTGAGTTTCGCGTTGGGCGTCTGGAGCACGAAGCGGATGTCGAGGTGCGGGTACTGCTGCCTGATGAGCTGCATCTTGTCCCGGTCGGCCTTGCCGAGTTCGCCTTTGGCTTCGATGAGGATGCATTGGTCGGGGAGGAGCCAGTCGGGGGTGTAGGTCGCCGTCGTGGTGACGGAATAGGGCAGCCGGGATGATTCGTAGGCCGCCCCCGTGCCTTCGAGGGCCGCCGCGATGTCGGCCTCGAACTGGCTGCGGTAGCCCGTACGCCTCCTGACCTCGTTCCAGCGGGCGAACTGCGCGGCCCGGCTGTTAGAACTGCGGAACGTCGGCATCGGGCGTTGCGGCGGCGTTGGTGGAGGCGACATCATCATCCATGCCTTCGGACGTGAACCCGCCTTCTTCCGCGCCGAAGCCGTAGTCGGAGGCGGAGCGTTCGCCGGACGTGTTCAGCCTGATGATCTGCACGGCGTTCAGGTAGAGCGAGAGGCCGCCCATGCCCTGCCCCTCGACGAAGTAGGGCGCGCAACAGAAGGCGACACGGATGACGGAGCCGTTGCCGGGCTCGTCGGACAGCTTGACGGGCTGCTGCATGGAGTCGAACAGCGGGACTTTGCGCTGGACTTTGACGCCCTGACGGTTCTCGTAGAACGCGCCCGTCTTGAACCGGAACAGGCGGCGTCCCGTGGGGTTGCCCTCGCGGTCGTATTCTTCCGGGCCGACCTCGTTGAAGTTGACGCTGCCGAACTTCTTCTTGGTCTGGGGTTTCAGGCCATCGAACTTCTCCTCGGCCTCGGCGCGGGCGGTGTCGACCTCATGGGCGATGAGGCTGTCGAGCTTCGCGGCTGCGTCGGCATCAAGGGCCAGCGTGACGTTGAAGCTGCCCTTTTCGTCGGGGTATTGTTCCGTGCCGTAGTCCACGTTGACGAGGTGGGCGAACAGGGACTCGCCCTTGGGGGTGGTGTAGGTGGTGCGCTTCTTCTTTTCAGTAACGTTAGTTGCCATAGCGATTGTTTCCTTTCAGGGAGTGATTGTTGGGGAACAGGGACTTGAAGTCCCGCCAGAAACTTTTGAGAGGAATGTTGACCGTCGCTGTCTGGTAGGTGAGGCTTGGGAAGCCGCGAAGATCGTTGCTGAACGTTTTGGTTCGTACGTTCGTCAAAAAAGGTTCCAGTCTAGCAGGGGGGTAGGAAGTCATCGCCTCACGATACTGACGTCGGATTTCCTTCACTTTTTTCTGGTTCATGAGGTACTCTCACAAGATTTCGTTGTTGATGAAGTCGTCAACCGCCCGGAACTCGGGGCGTCGTCCTTCGCCGTCGTTCATGCAGTTCCGGGCCATGCCCATGAAGTCGGACACGGGGAGGCCCGCCGACTCCGCCGTGATGAGGAAGGCGCAGGTCAGGCCCATCAGACGCGCCCCTTTGAGGGGACTGTGCTGGAGGGCATCGGCTACGGACATGGTTGCGCGGGCCGCTTCTTTCAAAGGGGTGTTGCCCATGAGGTCGCGGAGGACGGAGGGGATGGGCTGGTGGCTGGTGATGTGCTGTCGTTGGTTTTCGATGATGGGGCTCCTTGTCGTTGACGGGTGAACATGAGGGGAAGAGGAGAGGGAACACCCCCTTCGGACCCTTCCGGCAGGGACGGGCGAATGGGGGTGCTCTCTCCGAAGGTGCAACCTAATTCCAACTAGGCTTTACTTATGGAAAATATCTTTTCTGATATTTAGGCGAAAAAGAAGGGGGAATGGGCGACTTCGCCGACATCCAGATCGCCCGTAGCGGGCAGGATAGGAAGGTCCGGAAGCTCCGCCAGCATCGGCTCGGGCACGGAGGCGAGGACTTCGTTTTTCCACTGTTCGAGCGGGTTGACACCCTCGCCTCCGAACATCTCCACGAACGTCCGGCGCAAGGTGGCGGCAAGGGCTACGGAGTCGGCGGCGTGTGTGCCGTAACTGTCGTGGATCATGGCGAAGTTATTGATATGCTGTGCAAGGCATCCGTTGACGGTTTTCATGAGTGCCGCCGCGTCGAGGCTGTGTACGTAGTTGGGGGATATGGCGGATTTTTGTTTGTTTTTATCAATAATTACAGATGATTCTTCTTTAATGTTAAGGTACACGATACTGTCCCCGATCTTCGTTTTGATGCGCCGTTCTTTCTTATCCATATATTTCTGTACAACCGGGAATCCGGCTGGTGTTGTCCATTTGATGGGCAGGTCGAGCTTGTTCATCACCCCCGCCATGTCTTGCAGGTACTTCATGGCGTCCCGCGCCGCGATGACGGTTTCGCCTATCGCGTCCCATACATGCGTTGAGAGGTAGTAGGAGAGGCCCCGGATGGAGACGTCTTCGGGAAGCTGCGGGTAGCCGTTGCGGATTTTGTCTTTGACCCATTCTTCGCTGTACTCCCGGCAGGATTCCTTGGTGCCGCCGTAGGGGAGCACCATCACCTGCCGTTTGGTGGTTTTGCGGTTGATGCCCATGTCGAGCAGGATCGCCGCGCTTTTTGCGGGGTTGTAGAACGCCTTGCCTTCCTTGGTTGTCACGATGCTGTCCTTGTCGGGATCCGCTGCGTCGGTTTTGAGCTTGCCGATCACCTTGTCGGCTACGA